CGTGAGCCGAGTGGGCAGCAGACGATCTACAGCCAGGAGCAGATTTTCGCCCTGCGATTCACGACGGAAGACGGCATCAAGGCCATCCCGACGTACAAGATTTTCCAGAACGCCATCGGCCTGGCCCAGGCCCTGGAAGCACACGGCAGCACGTACTTCGGCAACGGTGCCCGGCCCGGCATCGTGTTGGAGTCGGAAAACCCTATCCCAGTCGAAGCAGCCGAGCGACTACGCGAGCAGTGGGAACGCATGCACCGTGGTGCAGACCGGGCGTTTCGCACGGCGATTTTGCCAAACGGCGTGAAGGCCCATGAGCTCAGCGGCAGCAACGAGGCGGCCCAGTTTCTAGAGACGCGGCAATATCAGGTGATTGAGATTTGCCGAGCGTTCCGCGTGCCGCCGCACATGATCCAAGACCTGACGCGATCGACATTTTCGAATATCGAAGTGCAATCGGTTGAATGGGTCCAGCACTGCCTACTGCCGCACCTCAAGCGGTGGGAAGCGGCCATCAGTCGTGACCTAATCGTTGATGATGAGAGGTATTTCGCTGAGCACAGCGTGAGCGGCCTGCTTCGCGGCGACCACGCAAGCCGGTCTGCCTACTACGTTTCCGCCCTGCAGAATGGCTGGATGACGGTGAACGAAATTCGTGAGCTTGAAAACCTCAACCCGATTGGCCCGCAAGGCGACCAGCATTTCATTCAGCTGAACATGACCACGCTAGAAAAGGCAGGCCAGGAGCCGCCGGCAGTTGAGCCACCAGCCGTCGAGATTGAGGACAGCGAAGAGGATGACGCCGAAGACCTAGCCGAAGAACAGGAGCAGACAGATGGAACTTGAGCGCCGCTACCTGACCGTAGACGAGGCTCCCGAGTGCGAGCTTGCGATTGAGACTCGTGCCAGCGGGCGTGAGGCCATTCGTGGCCTAGCGGTGCCGTACAACCGGCTGTCGCTTGATCTTGGCGGCTTTCGGGAGCGAATCCTGCCCGGTGCCTTCGACAAGGTGCTGAGCCGCCAGCGTGGCAAAGGCGAGATCCTGAGCTACTACAACCACAACAGCGACATGCTTCTAGGCCGCGAGTCTGCCGGCACGCTAGAAATCATTGCGGATGACCGTGGCATTTCCTACGTCGTTGAGCCGCCAGACACTTCCGCTGGCCGTGATGTTCTCGCCTTGGTTCGTTCTCGCAATTTGCGTGGCAGTTCCTTCGCCTTCACCGTGAGCCAGAAGGGCGAGCGGTTCACGACTGACGAGGGCGGTAAGGCAATCCGTGAAGTGGTTGAGGCTTCGGGCCTTTACGAGGTTGGCCCCGTAAACGTGCCAGCCTACGGCAGTGCTACGTCTGCGGTGGTGGCCCAGCGTTCGTATGAGGCCTGGCTGGCCGCTCAGGCTGCGGCCGTTGAGTTGGACGCCGACGCCGAGCCGGAGGTAAAGCGTGCCGTGCGTTCGCTAGTGCGTGACGCAGCTGCCGCGTGGGCTTTGAGGCTTCGCAATGTCTGAGGCCCGCTGCACCTGCGGCGAGAAGTTGCGGTGCCGTTCCTCTCGCCCGTGTGGCGAAGAACGTCAGCAGTATTTGCGTTGCCCACGCTGCGGCGCTCGCGCTGTCGTGTTTGTAAAAACAACACATTCGGAAGTCAGGTTCTGCAAGAGGCCAGCACGCTAGAGGCACAGTGGAATCCATCGGCAATACCGCCGGCGGAGAACACCCGTGGACAACCTCAAGAAACTGCAGGACGAGGCCGTAACCCTCGCCAACCGGATCGACGCCGTGCGTGCTGTCGAGGCCGAAGACACGACCGCCCGCGATGTCGAGCTCATCGACCTCAACAAGCGTGCCGACGAACTGACCGCCAAGATCGACTTTGAGAAGTCGGTGGCTGAGTCGGCCAAGAATCTCCGCAGCGTGGTTGACCGCTGCACGCCTGCTCCCGAAGCGACCGAAGAGCGCAGCGAGAAGGTCCGCGTTGAGGCGGTGCCGTTCTCGGGCCGGCTCCGTGCGTTTGAGAACGCCAAGGACGCCTACTCGGTTGGCATGTGGTTCAAGGCCAAGAGCGGCGACGCCGACGCCAAGCGGTGGTGCCAGGACCACGGCGTTGAGGCTCGTGCCCAGGGCTCGACCGGCAGCACCACGGGTGCGGCCTTCGTGCCTGACGTGCTTTCCTCAACCGTGATCCGACTGGTGGATCAGTACTCGGCCTTTGCTCAGAACGCCACCAACGTGGTGATGCCGAGCGACGTGCTTCTCTTTCCTCGCAGAACCGCGGGTTCCACCGCTTATTGGGTTTCTGAGAACGCTGCCATCACTGCCAGCGACCCGACTTCCAATCAGGTCACTCTGACTGCGAAGAAGGTCACGGGCGCGGTGACGATTGCGAGCGAGCTCCTGCAGGACTCGATCGTGTCGATCGCAGACTGGATCGCTGCTGAGCTGGCTTTGACGCTCTCCAACGCCGTGGAAGAGGCTGCGTGGAGCGGCAACCCCAGCAACGCTCCAGCGGTTGCCGGGCTCGTCACGACCTACACGGGTGGCCTGCTGGCGGCGTCTGCTGCCACCTACGCCGCCTCGCTCGTGACGGCTGCCGGTGATACGCCCGACGAAGTCACGAAGGCCAACCTGCTGGCCATGATGGCTAAGCTTCCGCAGCACTCGCGTGCGGGTGCCAAGTGGTTCTGCTCGCCGTTCTTCTTCTCCACCTGCATGCAGAACCTCGACCTTGCCCAGGGCGGCTCGGTTGGTCTGGCTGCTGGCATGGGCCCGACCTTCCTGGGTTCGCCAGTGGTTCTCACTGACCGGCTCCCGAGCGGTGCGGACTCGACGGGTGCGGTGATGGCCCTTTACGGGAACATGGCGAACTCGAGCTACTACGGCATCCGCCAGGCCATCGAGATCGCCAGCAGCGACCAGGTCAACTTCCTGAGCGACCAGACCGTGATTCGGGCAGTGGCTCGCGTTGCCATCACGCACGCGAACCTGGGCACCGACACCGTGGCTGGCCCGATGATCGGCCTCGTGGGTGCGTGAGCCTGACGGCTTGACGGGTGTGCAATCTTGAGCGGGCGGCTTTCACGACGGGGCCGCCCGCTCTCTTTCTTTGAGGCACCATGCTCGTCAAGGTAGGTGGCACCGAAGTTGACATCAGAGTGGAGGCCGTGCTCTCAATGCCACGGCTCTCGTTCACGTCCAACCACTTCGCCTGGGCCCAGGCCCTCATGCCGCTCGGCATTCGCCCTACGATGGGCACGGGTGCGTTCTGGGACCAAGTCAATACCCGCGTGATGGAGCAGTTCATCGACTCTTGTGAATATTTACTGGCAATCGATTACGACACATTTTTTACCAAGCAGGACGTTGAGCAGCTGTTTGCCATGGCGATGACTTTTCAGTGCGACGCCATCACGGGCATGCAGACAAAGCGGGAAGACGGCCGCCCGATGCTCACGCTCAAGGGCACGCTCGACGCACCGCCAGAGGACGGGCATACGCAGGTGCCAAAGGAGTGGTTCGCCGAGCCCGTGCAGGAAGTCGATACGGCCCACTTCGGCTGTACCGTCATCAGCACGGCGGCACTCAAACGAACAAAGAAGCCGTGGTTCTGGAGCAAGCCAGACCCGCAAGGCTCGTGGAACGACGGCCGCACCGATCCAGACATCTGGTGGTGGCGAAACTGGCGAGACAGCGGCAACCGCGTCTTCGTCTCGCCGCGTGTCGTTTTGGGCCACGGTGAATACGTGGTGACGTGGCCCGGCAAGAACCTTACTGCCCCTGTTTTTCAGTGGACTACTGAGTTCACGAACACGGGGAAGCCACCAGAATCTGCATGGAGTGTGGGCTGATGCGCAAGATTAAGTTCACCCGCGCGTGGCGTGGCTACCGCAAGGGGCAGACCGTAGAGATCTCTGGCGGCTTGGCTACGCAGCTGCTCGCTCAGCGTGTCGCGGTGGAAGACAACCAGCAGTCGCTGATTGAAACGGCCGCCCTCGAGCACGACGCAGAAACCGCAGACGCCACCCCAAAGCGAAGAGGCCGCCGTGCAGTATCGAAGCCTGACTCGACAGACGCCGCCAGCCGTTGAGCCCGTCACGCTCGCGGAAGCCAAGGCCCACCTGCGGGTTGATACCAGCGGCGATGACGCCTATATCGGCACGCTCATCACGGCGGCCCGCGAGTGGTGCGAGCAGTACCTAGACCGCACGCTGGTAAACACGCAGTGGGTGATGCGGTTTGACTCGTTCCCGCCAGACGGCACCCATGACATCGAGCTACCACGGCCGCCCATGGC